GATACAGTCGCCATATTCAATCGCAAAGGAAAGGTAGTGACTAGTAAGTTTCCCGATATTGTTCTTATGATAAATGCATGGGAAATGAAAGAATCATTTATTATTGATACTGAAATTTATCCTGTTGAAAGTGACGGCAGACCTGCTCCTTTCAAGAAGATGGGAACTCGTATTCATTCTAAGAATATTGAGGAAGCGGTTGAAAAATGTCCTGTAGAATTGGCTGTGTTCGATTGCATGATGTTTAATGGTGAAAATCTAATGGATAACTCATTGAGAGAACGATTACCGTTTATCCTTAAATTCCATAAACAAGCAGTTAGAGTTACAGAAGACAGTGTAGTACCACTTTCTCTACGAGACTCTTTCTATAACTTAGCAATCAATGATGGTTACGAAGGTATAATGATTAAAGACCTTAATGCTGTATATGAAAGTGGTAAGCGTTCTTGGGTTAAGTATAAACCACCAAGAATAGAGTTAGACGTTGTAGTTACTGGAGCAAGATATGGTGAAGGTAAAAGGGCTACAGTGTTTGGTTCATATGATATAGCAGTTAAAGATGGAACGGAGTTCGTTCCTGTTGGTAGTATAGGAACTGGGTTTTCAGATATAGATTTAATATCCTTAACTCAACAAGGTAAAAAGATAATTCAAAGAGTCGAGAACGGAACATATGAATTACTACCTAGAATAGTGTTAGAGGTTACTGCTGATTTAGTAACTAGAGATGCTAATGATAACTTAGGATTAAGATTTCCTAGATTACTAAGAATAAGAAGTGATAAACCAGTATCAGATATTAATACAATACAAGATGTAGAGGGAATGATATGACATGTATGTGGAAAGGAACAGCGAAAGAAGGAGGTATCATTTGTGGTAAAAATCCTAGAGATACAATTTTTACTACTGATGTTCATTTAGCAACCTGTGTTGATTGTATAAGATTATTTAATAGTAGACATCACAAACTTGTTAAACATAGAAGTGTTCATCTAAATGTTGATTTTTTATCCAATGAAAATCTTAAAGTTAGCGCAGTTCCATATGAAGTTAAGAATATTTATACTGGAAAATTAGAGATAAAAAATAAAATAGTTATATCTTTTGAAGATAAAGAATATCTTTCTTCAGAAGCAACTCCTATGTGTAAAGTTAAAAGTGGTGAAATAAAATCTTGGTGGAAAGTAACAAATGACCCATCCAAAACAACTTGTAAACACTGTTTTTCTGCGGTTTGGGGAACTAAAGATTTAAAGCGTTTTATTTTAAAGGGTATATTTGTAGAGTTAGGTCAGCCTATGAGATTAGTTAATGGCTATCTAAAATATAAAACAAATCAGGAATTAAGAGATTTACTAGATTCCCTAATCGAAGGTAAACTTACTGTTGAAGATTTGGCATCAGAAATGAATGCGTTGCATAATGTATAAGTAAGGGGCTATTAGTAGCACCAAATATGATACAATGGGTTTTAAAAAAACTACTTTACATTATGGGAGTAGTTTATGTAATAATAGATACGTTTGTTAAATATCCAACAGACGAAATCGTAGGGATAAAGATAGATGAATCATTACAAAATTTAAATAGAAGGCAACTATGTAAACAAATGGAATTCACATATGGATTAGATGAAGATGTGTTTTGGAATTTACCGTCTACATCTAAAATTAGATTGGGTTGTCAGATAACTAGAAACATGCAAAAGAAAGCAAAAATGAATTCCGAAGATATGAGGAAACTAAACAAGTGAGGTTTTCTCATGAAGTTTTATGATGAAAACATTAAAGCAGAATGGACCGAAGAATACGGCTCGGTAACTACTGTAACCTTTATGGTTTATAGTGAGTTTGGAATTCAAGATAACTTGATTATCAATCATGCTATTAGTGATTTATTAGGTATGCATAAATTTGCACAGTTTATAGAAGATATAGATTTAGAAAAAGCAGAGTTATTAAATACATATAAGGGATATTGTATTCAATGGGTATTCCCCGATACATTAGATAACTTAGAAGAAATTAAAGAAACTATTTCTGAGGGATTAGATTTCCAAAGAATAAAACACGATTGTATAGGAGTGTCAACAGATGTTTACGAAAGAACAACTTGAAGGAATATTGGTATCACTGGCTAGTCCAGAAGTATCAATAGAAAAAGATAGCAAACAGTCTATCGGTTATAGAATAAGATTAGTAGTTAAAGTAAGAGCAATGAATATAGAGTTCTTATCTACACTACAAGAAACTTTAGAGGAATATGGTATAGATTCCTACTTAAAAGAAACAGAACATTGTGATAGAAAATATCCTATACTTAGGATTACTAGTATAAATAATCTATTACAGTTTTATAAACTTATACCAAACATACCAAAACATTGCAATAAATTCGAATCATTTTTAGAAGTATTAACAATTGTTTCTAATAAACATCATTTAACGCAAAAAGGTTTTGATAAAATATTAGAGATAAAGGGGTTAATAAAGTGAGTTTAATAAATATGGGAGAAAAGAAAAGACCAATATTAATAACAGGAAAAAGCGGAACAGGGAAATCTACACTTGCTAAAACATTAGTATCAGAAAACGTATTAATTTATTATGCTAATGAGATAGAGGATAAAGATTGGAAGTCCGTTGAACAAGATATTATTATTGAAGAAGTACATTATAAAGCGAATAAAGATATTATAATGAATGTAATACGAAATTGTAAAAACCAAATCGTGCTAACTTCTAATAATGAAAAAGATGTTTCGAAAGATATTAAGAATTGTTGTAAGATTAGAAGGGCAGGGACTAAAGCATATGCGTTAGAAGAAATAAAAAAGATAGCACCAAGAAGCCAACCACCACACAAAATAGAATTAAGTGTGTTTGAGTTGGTAGGTGATTATCTTAAAAACACTAATCGTAAAGAAGTACTAAAGAATTTAAAATTCAATAAACCTGCCGATGTGCAAATTATGACTTGGTTAGGATTAAATCTTAATCCGAACAAGTTGGTGTTTATAGATGGTAGAGTAAAGAGAAGATGGTCTTCTGATTACTTCTATGAGTTATTAGCATATGCACATGACGGAAGAATATATTCAAAGATTCAATTTCCCAAAAGAGGAAGTTATTCTAAAGTACCCACTATTCTTAGAAAGTTAAGAATAAAACCAAATCAGGGCTATTTACTGCCTCAATTATTAAAAGATGAAGAGTTTGCTAAGTGGGCAAAAAAGAGATTGAAAAGTGAAGAAACAAGAGTATTAGGAATGAAAGATAGGGCAAGACCTAGAAACGCTCCTATAACTCCAAATAGAACCTTAAAATTAGATAGGTGGTTTTAAAATGTTATGGACGGAAAAATACAGACCAAAGAATATACACGAATTGATAGGGCAAGAGATATTTAAACTCGATGCTGAAAACTGGATAGAAATAAAAGATATGCCTAATATATTATTATATGGGCAAGCGGGTGTAGGTAAAACTGCCGCCGCTGGTATCTTAGCAAATGAGATGTTAGAATCTGAAATGGACTCTAATTATTTTGAGATAAATGCTAGTGATGATAGGCGACTCGAAGTAGTTAGAACTACAATTAAAGATATAGCACAGCAGAAAGCAATCGGTGATGTTCCATTCAAAATCATATTACTTGATGAAATGGATGGAATGACAACTGATGCTCAAAATGCTTTAAAGAGAGTTATGGAACGATATGCTTCTAATGTTAGATTTATTATTACTGCTAACGACAGAAGTAAAATCATTTATCCTTTACAATCTAGGTGCGCTAACTATTTCTTTACTAAACTAGATAGCACTACAATTTCAACTTTATTGAAGACGATTTTATCAAGAGAAGATATTTCACATCCTTCTGATGTTGATTTGGGTCAGTTTATAAGTCATTACAACGGTGATGTTCGTAGAACAATAACGGAATTGCAAGCCGCACTTGCAAGTGGAACAAGTTTGAAAAGACAGGTGAATAAAAGTTTAGAGAGGTACGATGACATTTTACAACTGTTAGAAAGCGAAAACCACAGGAAAGCACTAGAAGAATTACATAATGCACTTTATTCAGGAAAAACTGTCAAAGATATATGTTATGGGTTACATGAAGTTATTGTTAAAAGCGATATGAGTGATGATTCAAAATACAAATATCTTAGAGCAGTAGGTGAAGCAGAGTGGAGAGGAAATTCAATGACCCCAAGAGTATTAGTTTCTTGGTTGGTTGCACAATTAAAATAATAATCCAAACGGATAATAAATCTAGTCTAGCGACTAGTATAAAATAAATAAAAAATAAAAGAGGAATATATATGAAAGAAGAAATGAAAAATGAAATAGAAAAATACGCTGAAAAGTTAGGCATAACTGTTGAACAAGCGCAAGCAGACTTCGACAATATTGTTGCACAACACAGTTTAGATTTAGAAGATGAAAACGGTTTTAAAATCGCTAGAAGTTTGTTTAGGTCTAAATTTGGTCAACAAGTTGCTATAAAGAAAAAAGAAGAAAGCGGTGATAAGGAAGAATTTACAGGGACAACTTACACTAAAACTGCTACTGGTTTCTTTTATGCTGTTGAAGATGCAAGAGATTGGGAAGAAAGAAACAGAACAAATCTATTGGCGGAATACCAAAGAGATTCAACTGCTAGTTTAAATGCAGGTAATGTTGCTGTTGCTGTTCAACTATCAGATGGAAGATATGAAGTAACTAGATTTGCCAATGATGAATTGGCAACTAAAGTTTTAGAGAAAATTCCTGATAGCGCTATGGCTGTTGATGATGATAAATGGATAATCCCAATTGATTCAAGAAAAGCATGGGGAAGTGGACAAGCAAATCCTAATTATGGAAAACCACTACCTGCTGAAAACTGGTCAAGAAGATTATTCTTTGTAGGTAAGTTAGATGAAAGTGGTGAATACCAAAAATATCAACTAAGAATGAATGGAGTACAATGTAAAGATTTTGCTCCTAATACATTTAGTTGGTGTTCATTTACTTGTGTGCCTAATTCAAACAATGCAAGTATATTAAGCGCAAGAAAAGATGGAAGCACTGTATCATCATTAACGTATTTAGATTCTGATGAAGAAATAATTAACGTAATTCAATCTACGTTAGCAGATAGTATTTCTGAATTAGTTGCTTTAGATGCATTCCATTCTGATAATTCACATAAGAAAGCAGATGAAAGAATGATGATTACAGATGGAAATGTTACAGGTATGAACTTACAACAAACTGCTAATGGTAATCAAACATTATTCTTAAGTGATTTAAATGTAGATTATGATTATGATGGTTCATCCAATGCTGTCGCTTGTTGGGTTCCAAGTTATGTGGATATTGATTTTGGTATCGGTAGTAATGTAATTGTTTGTGGTAGAACTTCACAAGGAACTGATAAAGAAACAGGAGAACTAAGAAATGTTACAATCAATGTATTAGGATTATATGTTATTGATAGACATGGAAGTGCAGAAGTAGTTGAAGCCCCAGTGGAGGATAACTTTGATTGGTTTTAGATAGATAAACTCATGGGGGGTTTTCACAGTAATAATGAAGGGGGTTGTTTATTATCTCCCCCACTTCATTCCCCTCCTACGTTTATTTATTAAGGAGAGATTATTATGAGTTTAAAAACTATGAATAAACCAAAACAGCAACACGCTGTTGGTCCAGAAGTTCAAAAAGAACTACAATACCAGCAGTGGAAAAAGTTAACACAAGAAGCAAGAAAAGCACAATTAGCAAGAAAACATTCCTTTATGGTTTTATCTATTGAAGGTAAAGCCAAACAAGGTAAATCTGGATTAGGTCTTGACATAAGAACGGATAAAGAAATAAAAGATGGCGCTGTATTGCGTTTCTTAGATTTTGATGATGGTGCGGAAGTAACATGGAAAGCATGTTGGGATTCAGACCCTAACATTTATGTTTATTGTCCTAATCATTATAATTCTGATGGAACAGAAAACTATGCTTTAACTATGCAAAATGCATTAAACTTCATTAGAGAAACAGAAGAAATGATTGCAGATAAAAATACTAATGTTAGAGCATTCGTTATGGATGGTATGGATAAATGGAATGATTGTGCTACTAATAAACTTAGATATGAAATCAATAAAGGGGATAGAAAGAAAATGACTAACCCTATTTCCCCAACAGCATACGGGGCTAGAAATATTGACCATAATGAAGTGTTTATTAGTGCTTTAAGATTACAATGTGATAAAGTATTTATTACCCATTTGAAACCTACATTTCAAGATTTTAACAATCCTATTGTCACTGGGCATGTTGCTAATTGGAATAAAGATGTTCCCGATAAAATGATGCAAATGATTACTATTCGGGATGAAACTGTGGGTAACAATACTAAATATGTTGCAAGATTAAAAGCAAGTAAAACAAATCCCAACTTAGTTGGTAAAACTTGGACTATCTTTGAGTCTAACTCTAAAGAAGCCAAATGGAATGGTATTCCCGACCTAAAAAACAGGGGAATTTAAACTCGCAAGAGTGAGGTTTACTAAATAAAAATGACAAAATTCGATACGTGTTTAGGCATAGTAAGGGGTCAGAGGTGGTCCTGTCATTCCTCATTAGCGAGAGCAAGGTGATTAAAATGCAAATAGAAGTTAAAAAGAAAGATATTATAGAAGCATTGAAAAATGTAGAATTAAAAGGGAAATGGGCCAGCACTGGAGGATTATCTTCAAAGTCTTTGGGTAACTATATTCATATAGAGTTTCAACCAGAACGAGATTTGACCGAAGACTTCGGAGTGGTATTAGAGAGTCACTTATTATTAGTTAATTCAGATGAATCAACTGTAGTGATTAAATCTATACCATTTGTGTTAAATACTTGTTCTAATGTCAATAGTTTCGTATTAGAAATTGATACATTTAAAAAGTATCTATCTAAGATGAATGAAGATATAAGTTTAATAGTTGGAGATACAGTAGTAATGCAATCAGACGGTAAAAGGGCTACAATGCCAATTGTAGTTCATCACCCATTTGAAGGTAGAGTAAATAGATTTATAGAAAGATGGCCGCTAAACTTTGATAGTGATTTAGAAGAAGTATTAAAGTTAGGAGTTATAGATGTAAGATGTGGAGTTCAAGTTACTGGAGAGGAATTCCATAATGCTATAGATGGATGTGAGATATTAAACAATGGAATATATAAGTTAGACTTTCATGAGTCTGATGAATTAAGTAATCCTAAATTTATTATATCTTCTTCCGCTACTGTTTCCGCTTATAGAGAAGAAATGGTAATTAGTAATTCAGTAGGTGAATCATCCACTGTTATATTCAGTGGACCACTACATAAGTTCTTTAACAAGGATGAAATAATAAATATATTTATTGGGGATAACCAACCTATCATAATGGTTACAGAAAATAGCGCATTGATTAGAGCGCCAAGATTGGGGATTTAATATGATAATAACATGGATAGATAAAGATAAGTCGATTAAGATAAGATGGAGAGATGAAAATAGAGAAAGAAAAGAAAAGGTTATCTCTAATTTCAAACCTTATTTCTTTATACGTTCCATTGATAATCAGCCTACTACTTACAAGACTAAACACTATATGGTCGGTAGTAAACCTGTAGACCAAACTGGATTCTATGAATATAAGAAAGGTGAATGGAGAAACCTAGAAGGTTATAATTTAACTAAAGTTTTCTATACTCATCCTAAAGATATGAAGGACGCAAGAAAACCTTTCGAGAATACATGGGAAGGAGATGTGCCGATACTTAGAAGATATTGTGTAGATGAATTAGATAAAGTTCCTGAATATGAAATGAGAAAATGGTATTGGGATATGGA